AATAACCATTATCATATAACCCGCCCCCGCCACCGCCACAGATCGCAATCCAAATTTTTACTGCTTTGGGAAAACAATTATTATATATTTTATAAGAAGATACAGTAGCAACGTTTCCTGATAAATCTCTTCCGCTATATTCCACACCATATTGAAAAAGAAGTCTATCTGAAGTATTTTTAAATTTAAAATAATAAGTCCCCGGTGTTAATTGTAAATCTGGATTTCCACCATAAGTAGAACTACCATAGCACGCATACCCTTCTTCTGAGGATTTATAGTATGTGTTATCTACGTTAGGTAATATTTTAAGTTGTCCTTTATTATCTTTAAACGAATTGCCAGTGACCGGCTTAAAATGATCTGATATCCTTTGACTTATTTTAGAAGATGTGTCTATCGATATTTCTTCATTTTTTATTTTATATCCTGTTAGCATAATTATTTCGCCTCCAGTTCATCTACTCTCTTTTCTTAATTTCATCTAATAAAAGATAAACTATTTTACTTTCTTCAATGGATAAATATCCTTTATCATCTTCTTTTACTATTTCTGGACAAATTTCTTTTAAATCTTGAGCTAAGCAACCAATTTTCTTTGTTTTCTTTTCATCAGAGATAAAATTATAAGAATAAATAGGAAGATCTAATATTGATTTATTAGGAGAATATTTTACTATATTTTCTTTTAATCTTTTATCTGATGTGGCATTAAAAGAAGTACCAGAAATTTCTCCAGTACAGCTTATCGAACTACAAGTTATTGCGCCCACAGAAATGCTACCACTGCCAGTTTGCAAACTAGAAGCTGTTACTATTCCAGATACACCATCCAATATAATTCTAGTTGTCCCATCCGCACCAGTAATCTCAATACGTGGAATATTTATTGGTTTATCCTTAGTTGCATTATCATTAATTGCATCTATAATATTTTGTCCTTTTGTTTCATATACACTAATAGACTATGCTTCCCCTTCCAAATCTGTGTAAGAAACAGTTGTGCTCTTTCCAGTACCAATATAAATATCACCAGCATTTTGCAGTGTATTTTTATCCTCCACTCTTCGACGAACAACTTTTGCTGGAAAATGATTATCTATTGTTGACATTTGTATTAGCCTCCTTATTTAACTTATTTTCTTCGCATATTGATTAGGGGAGGCTAATTCTATGCCCAATACCTCATCAAAATGCTTTTGGAAGTTCGGACAATAACGCCCGAACTTCACTATAATATTTTTAAACTTTTGTAAAATAACTATTTTATTTTCAATTTCGTCTTCGTTAAAACCAGTATATATAACAATATCATCATCTGATTTCTCTCTAAAATCTTTGATGAATTGTAAAGTATCTTCAAATGTATCAAAGGGTTCTAATCCACCAATAACCACCGATTCTGTAATGTCATTATTCAAATATCTATTAATCAAAATCTCATTATCAATTTCAATCGTTTTGCTTTTAACAAGTTCAGAATTTTGACACATTCCAATACAATTAGCTTCTTTCTCGCATTTAAAACTACAAGCCGTAGTTAAAATAAACATAGATATTTTTTTATAATTGACGAAATCTTCATATATAATATTTTTTAATTTCATGATATAATATTATCCTTATTTAAAACATCATACCATTTTCTCGCATTGAACTCTCTCTTTCTAATTTTTTGATATCCACTTACTGGAGTATAAAAACCAACAACACGAGCATACTGATCAGTCATCTGTTCTCCACAAACAGGACACGTTTTAGTTCCAATGAAAGAATGTTTATGCTGACAAACATTAATTTTTGTTGTAAACGCAAAATAAATTACGCCTTTACTCGCAACATAATTCAACATTTTCCACGCTGTTTCTTCATTAGGAAAACGATTTTCAATATCAATATGGGCAATGCAACCGCCACCACATTTTGCATCGAATAAACTTCCCAATCTGCATTTTTCCTGAATAGTACATTTTTCAGTTAATGGAATCCATTGATTGGAATAAATATAATATTTGTTTTGTTCGTAAATTAAATTATCTGCTTGACAAATAACTCCTGCACAATTTTCTGCCAACTCTGTTACTTTTAAGACCAATATAAAATTGGCGAAAACGGTTCTTCTTAGAATGTCTTTACACTCGACCGTTTTTCTCGCGTTTCATTAAGATTATATCGCGAAGTTCAGACTATCGCACCCTTATGTAATTCCTATAAGGTTTCACTATTTAGTCGTTCAGGCTGTATTTAAACTTGCCCCTTATTATCCATCTCTGGAACTTTAAGTCAATTAAGTGAAATTTACTAATCATAGTTTATGGATTATACTACGATATCCCCACACATTTTAGGGATCATTTCAACATTAAACGTGAAATCACATTCGAAGTTATCTTTTACATTATTAATTGTGTCGAGAATTTGTGTTGCAAATTCAATACCTTCATCAGAATAAGATTTATTTCCAAGTTCGTCCGATTTAATTAAACCAAACAAATTCATTACTTCATACATTCCAATTCCACCAATTGTACAGAATTGTTTATCTAATTCAACAGCACCTTCCTGATAATTTGGAAGAAGACCTTTTTCAATATTCCTTTTTAAAATATATCTCATAGAGGTCAATGCTTTACAATCGAGCAAAACCCTGTCTTTTAATATTTCAATATACTTCTTCTTATTGAATTTAGACTCATAAGCAATACGAACAAGATTTATAGTGCTTACACGACAAGAACCAATACTTAACGCCGTGCCACCGATACTATTAATAAACCCGCTAATTTTCTTCGTATCAGAAAGAAGTCTGCAGCAATTACTAAGTACCCCAACATCACCACTTACGAAGAAATTAGAATCAGACCATTCAATATTATGACTTGAGGACCAGCGAGCAAACTCTTCATCTTGGAATTTCCCGTCTTTATAAAGAAGTGAATATGTCAAAACTGGAAAGGTGAACATTTGTTCTTTTCTTACATCACTTACAACTTCCATAAAGACTTTTTGACAATCAATAAGTTCTTCAATTTGGTCGATTACAAATGATCCGTCTGGGAATTCAATACCGCCAAACAATGATTCAAGATAAGGTCTATCGAAAATACTAATATTAGTAAATGCACATTGATCAATTCTTAAAAATGGTTGATTCAATCTGTAAATAAGCTTTTGGAAATTTTGTCTTAAATAAGTATCTGGATTTTTAAGATAATATCCGTTCTCAACATCATTCTTCCAAAAATAATATGCCCAAATTAGAATATTCGGAAGGCCAACCGCACCAGATTGTCTATTACTTAAAAATGATACAAACTCAATTACATCATCGAAAAACGTAGTTAAATGCTTTGGCGGCTGATTATTATAATCAGAAATAAAGAAAAGTCCTTCTGTTGCCAATCTTGTCAAATCATTAGCCCAGCAATAAGCGAAATAACTCGCCGTAGAAGAGTCATTCAGGTATAACGCTTTACTAAATTCTGCTTCAAGCCATTGCTTCGCAGTTCGAAGTCCCCACATTTCTTTAATTTCAAGGAAAATCTTATTTAAACCAAAAAGTTTATCTTCACTTTTCCCTTTCTCCGTCATAAAACTACGAATATCTTTATGTCTTGCATTAGCATTTGGATCAATTGTGGCATCTGCCATTGTATCGTTTTGAATAAATTTACTTAAAAATTCGGAAAAATCTAATTGGCTCGAATGAACACCGTTAATATATTCAAAATCTTCACCATATTTCTTTTTTAAATCTTCAAGACAACGCTCAAAATCTTTATTCAATTTCAAACTTATTTCCATACACATCAACCCCCAATTTGTTCTTTAACCCATTGAACGGCTTCCTTAAATTCCATAATTTTACCGTCAACATCGAGAACTGGAGCCGTTTGAAATCCCTTTGTTAACATAAAATCCAAATCTTCACAAACATCATATTTGATTTCAGATTGTTCTAATTTCTTTTCTAAAATTTTACATTTTGGACAATGTACAGTATACAAAATAATTTTCATCACTTCACCTCATCGGAAGAACCGAATCCACCTTTTCTACCATTGTCTTTTTCTTTCCCGTAAACGTATTTGTCATCATCAGTGATGTAATATTTTGTAAAAATACCTTGTGCAATACGATCGCCAACCTTTACGGAATACGGTTCATCACCTTTGTTTTCAAGACAAATACCGATCAGACCGTCATTTTTTTCATTACCGTAATATGAGGCATCTATAATCCCGGTGCAATTCTTCGGAACTACGCCGTGTTTACAGCCAAGCCCTGAACGGGCATATATATTAAGCACGTTATCAAAATACATCTGCGCTTTCACATCTGTCCAAAAAACGTGCGACTCTTTCGGATTAATAACATAATTTTCCTTACTATAAAAATCGTAACCCGCCGACTTAGCATCACTTCTTTCTGGCAAACGAGTTTTTACATTAGGAAACTTCATAAATTCTGGTTTTACTTCTTCAAAACTTCTCATATAAAACTGACCTCTTTCTCTTAAAACTTTCTAAACCAAAGACTTTCACCCTTGGCTTTGAAGTATATTATAGCATATTTTCACTCCAAAGTCAAGGGATTTTGCCTTATTTTCAACAATAAAAAGTTACTTTTATTATTTTTTCTTTTTTCTTTTTATTATATTATATATTATATATATTATATTATAATAATTATTATATATTAAATTATGCTGTTGCTATCTCGCTCCAGTTAACATCAATATTACTTACAATGGAAACGCCTTTCTTTGTATAACCAAATGTAAAATAATATGAATTACCTTGAACACAAGAAATCTTTTTAGCACTCGCATTAACACCATCGCCAATTATTCTAACACCAGAAGAAACATTCAGAGTAACATCAAAATTAGCTGCGGCTGTGAAATAAATCTAAGAAGAATCATTGGATGTTTTAAATGTATCCATATCAATAGATAAACTAAACGGATTAGAAATATCACCAAATTCATACAAACGGCCAGCCTACACGGTAGTGACTACCGATTCATTGACTAATAAATCTGCTTTTTTAGACAAAAGCGAATCTATTTCTGTTTGTGTATAGTAACGAGATAAATCTTCATTGGTGACAAATTTTACCCAAGGTTGCCAACCTTCACCAACACTAGATCTGATATATTGACCTTTAAATTTACCATTATCGCTCGACCAAACATAAAGTATTTGATATGAGGAAACATCATCACTAGCCATACCAACAGTTAGTTTTAAAGTATTCCCATTTGATTCTATGCCGTCTGGTAAATTTGTTACACCTTGAGCACTATTTGCATAATAATTCCCCGTCATCACATATTTATTCATATCGGAATTAGCAGGTATTTCAATCATATCATAAAACGTTAACGGTATATAATACCTACTAGCCCATTCTTGATTTATAACTTGTTTAGCCGTTGAAGAATTGTGACCCGTTGGTGATTTAGCATAAAATAGCTGTGAAGAATCACCATTTAAAAGAGCGTATTTAGCATCGGATTCTTCTTTATTATAATAATTACTTAAATCTACGTCAACCGTCATCGAACCATCTTCTGCAACATCAACTCCGTATGTTTTACCACTTGTCGTACCAGGTTTGACGCCACCAATTTCGGAAGACGAAGCGACTTTTAAACTATATGTTGTTGTTCCAGAAACACCACCAGAACCAGAAACGCTTAAACCCGTTCCAGCAGTATGACTGTGCGCCGTATTCGAAGGAAGTGTACCTTCCGATATAGAAGCTATTTTCCCTGTCTTATCTTGTGTTATACCAGAGATATATTTTCCACTAGATGCTGTTTGCGTTCCAGATAAATCAGATGATGTAACCGTAAGTGTATTACCAGATTTTGTGATATTTGTCACAACACCGCTGTTTGCGGTTCCAGATAAATTATTCACATAATTAGATAAATCTATATCTGTGTTTCCAATTTTTTCCCATGAATAAGTTTTTGTCGTTGTTCCGCTTTCTAACGTAATATATTCATCATAACCATCGTCGGAGGAATGAGAGTGTGCTACAAGATAAATCTTTCCCATTGTGCTTGCACTTGCTGTCGGTAAAGACGCAACTACTTCATATTTGAATTGCGATACTCCGCTTATAGCTGTATCAACATAATTTTTAACGCCACCAGAAGTAACATAATTTGTGGAATTAGCGGTTGGTGTTGAATCTTGCCCTGCATTAACAACAGAACCCAAACCGACGTCTGATTTTGTCAAAGAATTTTTATACGCTAATGAACCCAACCCTTTAACAGATACGTCTGTTCCATCAACGGAGATAGTACCGTTCGCACTACCAGTCGCAATTTTCTGATGAGTTTGAAGCGCGGTATCTGCTTTACCAAGCGATGTTTGAACACTGCTCGCCAAATCAGTTTTTGGAATACCGCCAGTCGGTTTTGTGTATTTACCATCAATTTGAGACTGATAACCGTCATAAGTAGTCACTTTGGCGGACGTAACCCCAGAATTAACAGCGTTTAACTACGTAGTAGAAAGCAAATTTTGTTTACCATCCAATGCTTCCTGTGTCGCGGTGGAGATTGGTTTTTCTTTATCCGATGTGTTATTAACATTTCCAAGTCCAACGTCGGCTTTCGTCAAAGAATCTTTATATGCTAAAGCTTTTAATCCTTTAACCGCAACGTCCGTTCCATCTACTGCTATAGTACCATTTGCTCCACCAGTTGTAATCTTTTGATGTTGTTGAATAGCGGTGTCTGCTTTTTCCAAAGAATCTTGAATAGCAGAAGACAGATCGGTTTTTGGAATACCTCTGTCTGGCTTCTCATATTTACTAGCAATTTGAGATTGGTAATTATCGTATTTGGTAACTTTATCATTTGTAATGCCAGAATTTACAGCTGCAAGCTGTGTCGTATTTAATTGTGCTTGTTTCCCATTTAATTTTGTGTCTGTTTCTGACTTTGTGTAATAATTATCTGTTACAAATGGAAGATCATTTGAGATATGTTCACCATCGCCAATTTTAATTCTTTCATAATTGTGATCAGAATCTATATCATAAACAATGATTTCACCCTTTTTCGGAACAAAATTTGTTGCTTTTTGCCAATTCACTTCTGTATCATGTTTTTGTATAATTCTTGTTTTAAAAGTTTTTGTAACATCTTGTGTTAAACTACCTATGTTTGGTGTTGGCATTTTTATAATCTCCTTTAATTTATCATTTTCAAAATTTTGAGATTAAATTCACTATCGTTTTCAAGCGAATTTTTTAGTCTATAAGTTCAGTAGATGTTCCACCATCTATAAATCCTATAACAGAATCTTCTGTTTGACTTGCTGAAAATATTTCATTATTGCCCCCATCTAGTAATTTGCCGTTTGGAAGCGTTGTAATTGCTCCAAGATCCTATGCGGTAATAGTAACCTCTCCTGTTTTTCCATTAACAGATGTTACGCCACTAGTAGTCCCATTTTGGTATGTTATATTTTGTATAACAGTACCTCCGCCAGTAGTATCACTATCTGACGGAGATATTCTTAAACTTTCATTTGTCGGACCGCATTTAGCAATTATAAACGCGTTCGACAATTGATTTTGAATCATATAAATAATAGCCAAATCTCCACTTTTAAAATCATAAACAGATTGATTAGAAATATTTGGTATAATTCTAACAGATTCAAAATCAGAAAGCATTTTAATATTTACTGTACCATCTTCATTTACACTATCAATTTGACAAATCTCTACTTTATCTTGTTTACTTTGTTCTTCCTTGATAAGAGAACGTATTATATTTAAAAAGCCATTTGCTTGTTCTGTATTGTTCATACGTCTCCCTCCTTATTATTTGTTTGTAAATGAAAGATTATTTATATTCGAACTCGAAATCGACATTGTTCCACTATAATCAAGCGAAAATGAAATCGATTGTACGAGGAATTTTTCATTTTCTATGCCATAGAAACTATCTGTAATTTCTATTAAATTATTAACTTCTATTAAAGGATTTAAAAGAGCTTGATTTGACACACTCGTTTTAACCACACTTACTTTTCTCAACTCATAATCTGCTCTTTCCTATGCGAGATAATCAGAAGTAATCGCGGAATCATTAATTATAGAACCAGTTCTATAACCAATTCTAGAAACACTGATAGGAGAATCTGCCGCGTTATTAATAGATGAAGCACGACAAGTATTTCCGTTTATATTCGAACCAATTACAATAATTCTATTAACAATATCATCGAAAGAAAAACTATAATTATGCGTCATTAAATCACCATTATCGGCATCAAAAGAAAATAAAACTGGCTTATCAGCATCGTTAATTACTTCTTGTTTTGGCACAAAAGTTAAATTGCCATTTACATTATAAAATACTTCAGCAGAAAGCATTTCAGCAAGTTTCAAAATAATAGAACCGTAAGTAGCCCCGGCAGATTCAGAAATTTGAGAAATAACTTTTCTACCTTTGAACAAAGAACTATAAATAATATCCTTTTGATCTAACATATATCCAGATCCATTATCAGAATCCAAAATATTATTTATAATTTCTTCAATATCCTCTCCAACATTAATCGTATAAGAATATTCGAGCGTTTCATTTTTCCCTTCTAAAACAGAAAATTTATCAGCAGTCTCTATACTTACTGTCTTTGTATCCGAAGAATTGTCAACGCTTTGACTTTGACAAGAATAAACTCCTTTCTTAAACCAGACAACGCTGTTTTCATCTTCATTTAAATTAAAGCCGATATAAAAAGAAAATTTTTGCCCAACCCAAAAATGGTTAATTGATGGAGTATATTCTCCGCCATTATTATTTAATTGAAAAGATAAAGTTCTTCTTTGTCCGCTTTGATAGTTTTCTGAATAACTCCCACCTAAAATATTTTCATTAGGAATTTCATATCTTTCTGTTTCATCTGTATTTAAAACATATATTTTAAATCTTGGATGAATATGCTTGTTTTTAATATATTGTTCAATATATGAAAAATTATAATACTGACCAAATAAATAAGGAGAGGTAATTGAAATTACCTCTCCGCTTCCTTGCAAAGAAAACTAAGATGAATTATAAATCATATTTACCTCTCCTATTTATATTTTTTATCTAATACCACTAACGGCATACATAACATTATCAACATAACCGAAACCTATGTTGTAAGATGTTCCAGATTTTGCATTTAATTTATTATTTTGAACATCTCCGCCAATAAGTGTCGTATTTGCAGGCGGCTCATATACGAAATCGCTGCCAGCAACAAAGTTGATTTCTGCTTGCGAACATTGACGATTCTTGTAATATTCGTCATTTATTGTTCCATATTCAGTTGTAAGACCAGTAATTGTACCTAAATTATAAGTCATATTGTTATTTAAAACAATATTAGGCGTTGTACCAGTAATTTGTTCAACATTACCTTCTGCTTCCAAATACAAGTCTTGATCTGTTTTATCACCAACAAGTGTAACCCCATTAATAGAGGGTTTGTTGGCAAGTGCATTGTAATCTAACACGGGTTCATCTCCTCCACCTGAGGTATTTCCAGACACGTCTGTAGTAAATCCAGTTGTCTGTATAATTTGTGCGTTATCCGCTTTTGCTATTTCAGTCCAACTAAAATTAATCGTTATCGGTTGTTTATCCCAAGATTCATTGATTGAATATGAAGATTCTGTAATTTGAATAATAAACGCCTATCCCTTTGAATTTTTATAAAGTTTAGGATTTCCAGAATTACAAACCTTTCTCCACTCATTCAGCATATCAACGCTGTCATTAGAAGTTATTTTCGCATCAAACACATTGATAACTTTTTCATTCATTCCGCATTGATCCAGCAATTTCTTCCATCTTGATTCGGTATAGCCGCCGTAATAGTCATTTGCGTTTGCCTTTAATGCCCAGCTCACATTTCCATCGTCATCTCTAACTAATACATAATTCGTTGTTAAATAATCAAATGGCAACATTTCTGCGCCAAGCAGACAAGAAACGCTGCTTGTAATGTAATTCTTTTTCCCATAAGAAAATGCAGGAAACTAACCAAGAGTGTCTTGTTGAGATTTTGAAATATTCTACTGTTGTTCTCCTGGCTCAACATTGAATTTGAACAGCCAAGTTTCATTTTCTGATGTCGTGTAAACATTTTCATCAGTGGTTTTATGAAGCTCGGAAATCGTCCAATATTCCCATTTTGTTGTAATCGGGAAATGAATTTCTTTTACAACTGCACCGCCAGATTGACCTTGGTCTGTCAAATAAATTATATACTCATAGTTTCGATTAGTTGAAACATTGTAGTCTATAATACGAGATAAATTATTTTGTAAAGACACTGGATGCAAAATCTTCTCATAATAAACTTGATTTTTAGCATCTCTCCAAACTTCTCTTTTATATACAGATCTTTGCGGAGGATATTGCAATGATGTTGTAACAATACCATCTGGAGGTGGAACATTAACGCCAGATACAGTCGTTGATGGGATGGGTTCTGTTGAAGTATAATTTAATGCAAATAAAAATCCGTCTTGGTATTTAATATTACCTTCTTTATCTACCGTATAAAAATTTTTATATTGCTATTTTTTCAAATGCAATAAATCCGCGCTTTTATTTTTATCGTTATAACAATAAAGATAATTTACAGAGGATGAACGACTACTTTTACCCTATGGTGTTTTATAATCTCCATAGCCAATACCGATATGTAATTTCGCCATATCAACTTCCCTCCTTTGGTGTTTCATCCATAGTGTCGCCCATTGTCATAGTAACATCTATATCTGTATCGCCACCCTAATAATTTACATCGAATGTACAAACTTTACCATTTAATGAATTTCTTCTTGTAATTAGAGTTTTATCATCGTTTCGAATATTTATTAAGTCTGTAAATTCTGGATCATTCCCGTCATCCCAATAATAATCATGTTCAATTCCATCGGAATCTATATACGTATCATTCCAAATATTATCCTTTATGAATTCCGGGGCATTATTTGCCAATCTGTTTGCATAAAAGGCTTGGACTTCATTATTACCTATAACGATATTAAAAGTCGTCGAAACAATTATTTTTTCATTTGTGTCTTGCCATATAGAATATGTTCTTGCTCCATCTATAAAATTACCAAGTACATAAGGATTTTTTCCCCCGCTATAAATCGGATTTCTTCCTTTTGTATAAATCGGAAATTCATATATGAGGTCAATATCATTTAAAATATTTGCACCATCTGCTTTATATTCTATTGGTTTTTCACTAATTAATGTTTTCATTCCATTAGAAGAATAATCAATAAAAAACCAAGTAGATCTAGATGATATATTTGGTGTATTTGTCCAAAAAGGAATTATGTTTATTGGTAAATAATTATAAGTATCGCTTTGTTTTATCCCATAACTAGATGGCCACAAATCAGTAGTTGATCTAGATCTCCCATAAGGTTCTCCTGTTGAGTTGGGCAAGCCAAGCCATGTTTCATTAGCGACGCCATTTTGGATTTTCTATATAAACGCAGAATTTTGATTCGGAAAACCGCCAATTATACCATCTGGCCATTGATCTTGCGGAATATAAAAATCAGCTATTTTAACGGAAAGTGTTTTAGAAGAAAAATTATCACTTCCGTCTATAATGACATTTAAAAACTCTGCATCATATTGTTTTGTATTGATTTGCATTTGTGTTTTAAAAGAAATTCCCTTTTCTTCATCAAATTCCAAATCGTACTTAGACGGAGCATTATAAGAACTCGTACCAAGATTACCATATACGCAATCATAAAGAACGCCATCCGAATCATCGCCAATATTCATAACAGAATTTTGAATATCATACGTAACACCATAAGGATTATTTGCATAATTGTTTTCTGTATATAAATAATTTCTATCTTGAAGATTGGGGAAAATATAACCAGCTTTATCTGTGAACCAAATGTCTACAGCGGTTAAATCACATCTCAAACCGTAGTTTGCCCATTCGTCTTCTCTAACAATGTCAATACCTTGACCATTATTAAAATTAGTGTGAATAAGCTGTTTTACTGTAATAATTGTACCATATTGATCCGTTAAAACAAGAACAATAGTATAATCGTGATTATCCTCTGCCAACCCATAAAATGTATATTTTATCTCTTTATCATATCCAACTTGTGATTGTAATATAATATCAGATGAATTTAAATCTTTGTTTTCTCCAGAATAATCACCGTCATATAAAAACCATTGATAATTTCTCCATTGAATTAAATTGGTTTGTTGGTAATCAGCAACTCCAATAATACTCCTTTCATTAACCAAATAACGTTTTGGATTTATTTCTGGTTCTGGCTGCGGTGCAACACCACCAGAAGCACTTTCCAATTTAATTGTCACCGTTGGTCTTGAATACAAATTAAATTGATTCTCACTACTTGAACGGAAGAATGTTTTAATTGAATATGGATCAGATATATTAAAATCATTCAAAGACTATCGAACTGCCCAAACAGTAGTATCTAAACTCGTAATTTCAGAAGAATTATTGTATTTATTAAATATCTTATCGCCAACAGATATTGCAGTCGATGGAGCAGTAAATAATACATCGCCCTTTGTAATATTTCGAAAATACATATTAGCAATATAATGATCAATTTCAAAATCAACTTTGCTACTGTTGCTTGCTCTAATTTGAACTTCAATATAATCTAAATTATCTGGCATCCAAAATGTTTCTGAGTGTCCCGAGTATGCTGTCTCTGTTTGCTTATTTCCATTTTTTAAAACAATAGTCACAGAACCAAAAAGATGATTACCGTTTTTATCTTCCTTACAAATAAATGAAATTCGATATTGTTCACCAATAGTTATAAATGGATTGGTTGACTCAATTCTGTATAGCAAATTTGAATGGGAAGTTGTTCCAGTATTCGAATCTGGGGAGATAATACCATTAACTTCCCAAGTTTGTTGACCTTTATAATCAAAAGTCAAACCGTCGT